TTATAACAAACCAAATCATAACAATTTAACAACTAATCCTACGGTATAAATTGCAAGAAGTGTTGCATTAATTGTAATAAGACTCCACTCGCGCCATTTTACGGCCACAATCAGCCATAAAAAAGCCCCCGCATTGAGTAGGGCTGGTCCTAGTGGGTAAATGTTAACACTAGTGCAAATGGCGCCTGCAATAGTTACTGCCGTTGCAAGCCACTTGAGATAAAATGTCATGTCCTTTTTCATGCTCTAAGTATAGCAAAAAAGGACCATTATGGTCAAATGTTAATGAATTGTTAAGTCTTCGTTGAATTGCTGTAAATCAATCACACCAATTATCTTCATTATTTTTTGAATGTTTTTGGGAGGTTTGTCTGGTAATACTTCTGGAACAAATACAAATTTTAAATTGCCCTCTGCGTCGAAAACGAATCCATAATCTTCGTCGCCGATTTCATCCGAATAATCATGGATTGCGTCTTCTACTTCGACCTCTAGGCGTTTGCTCATCGCTGCCTCCTATTTCTAGTATTTATTATGTTACTTGAATAGGATAAGAGCCATGAGCGATGCCTGTATTACAAATCCAAATCCAATGGTCACTATGTTGAGCATGTCGCGTAGTAGCACGGCACGACCAAACAGCAATACCAGTCCCAACCACAGGAACATGACCACATCCACGCTGGGTGTGGAATCGGTAAGTCCTGTCAGCAGGGCCAGCAGTGTGGGCACGGTAGCGGCGTGTAGTGCTATGGCCGCTAACCATCCCATGGTCTCTGCAGAGATTTTACTAAAATGGGTAGAGAAGAACTCTACCACGTTTAGTTTGATGCGTTCGAAATCAATTTTGCTTGAATTTTCCATTTTAGATATAGGTTTTAATCTAGGGGTTGAACTTAATATTGGCATTAATACTGTTCCGCTTAACTACCATAAAAAATATGGCGCCCTATTTTTGTGATGGGTTTTTTATTCCATCCGGGCTTGACGTAGTCAGCGTGATAGTACATTGCATTTTTGAGACTGGGTAATCGGAATCCTTCCAGCAATACCTTTTTGGCAACTTCTGCACTTTCGTTGTACAAGGGTTGATAAACAGGTTTTACACGATGGGTTCCTTCACAGTACCAGGAGAACTGGCAAACCACTTTTGAGTAGATCACGTTCTTCTGATAAACTACAGCACAGATGTCATTGGGAAACCGTCCGCTGGCTGCGCGATTGATTGTTACTTGAGCTACAGCGACTTTACCTTCAAATGGCTCGCTGGCAGCTTCCCAATAAATGTTCTGCGTAAGGCATCTCAGTTGGCGGGCACGTTCCTCCCCACTAACAGGACGCATTGCAGACAGTTCTGCTTTCTCAGCCTCCAAGGCCTCGAATTTGTTTTTGGTTACCTCTACCAAGGCGTATGTGGCCAACCACATACCAAAAACGATTGATACAAATTTTGCTAGGTTCGGCAAATATTGTCTCATCTATTTTTCCCTCCTTATTAAGGTTGTAGTTTTATATAACTTCGTAATTTTTGAGAAAACAACTGCTTTAACCCCATAATAATGGTACATTATAGCACTTTTTCTGATTTTTTACAAGTAAAGTGGGCAGTTAATTGACTGGATCATCCGGCAAACACATCCGGAGATCCTGCTGCTACCGAAGTGCAACCACTGATGGCATCACCCACTCGACCGCAGCCTCGACCATTTACTATCACGGTACTACTGCCAGCTGCGATTGGTGCAGCATGATCTGGACATGGGTCACCTGGTAACAAATGGGTGGTATTCACATCGCCTTGTCTACTGACACCTATGCCGTTCACAATCACATCGCCGGATCCTACAGCACGAGTCATTCCACTACAGTGAGCAACATCTGCATCACCAATTCTAGTAACTGCGGGCACGTTCTATCTCCATCAATTTCTGCAATTTGTCGTTCCAGCTTTCAATTTCTTCATGCTGTTCTTCAGTATGCGGAGCAGGTGGTATCTCTGGAATAAATGCAATCACGTGTTCAAAGTCCAAGGGAATACTGTTGTAGTCATTGTACTCTTCCAATCTTCCGTTACGGAGAACTCTAAACACATGTGGCATTAGGTCAATATACTCCCTCTTGTGACCGGCTCAATACCTGTTGTGGTCTTGATGTAGTGTTTTTGCATTTGATCCACACTGGGTGCATGCATGATCACATGATTTTTGCTCAATTTAATATTTATATCGCTGTCTGCTGTGAACAAACTTTGTATGAGACCCATGCCTTGCGGACCGGGCATGACTGTGCATGGTTTGGCCACTTCGTATGAATCCGAATCTGTTGAAATAATTTTGGCAACTATTTCGTCGCCATTGGTCAATTTGAAACTGACTATATCACCTTCTTGATAACCTCTTGAAATTAACATGTTAACCTTTTAGTAATTGAAAAAATTCTGCTGGTTTTGAATTTAATCCATTAAAACCGCCTGGAATTAATTCATAACCATGAAATATTTGAGGCACACTTCTCAAGCCTTTATCTAACAACATCTGCCTTGATTCTGCATCGTTCTCGATATTAACTTCGGTGTACGGAACACCTCGGCTTTCTAACAACGCTTTTGCCCTATCACAAAATGGACAATTATTTTTTGAATAAACAGTTACCATATCTTCCTATATAATTTTGTCTTGTTTGCATCTATTTACTAATAAATCCATCCAATAAGAATAACCTTCAGTGGTAGGATGAAACTTATCGTCTGATATTAAATTTTTGGCGTAGCAAGATTCAAATTCTCCTTGCATATTATCCAAAATCCAGTTGTCCAGATTAAGATTCTTAATTAGAACCAGATTGTCAGAAAAGCTTAATGCACTGACTTCGCTTGACTCTCTTCGCACCACGTCTGGCAGAAATTCGTTGAACTGATTTATAATTATACTAAAATAATGAGGAGTATCTAGCGCCTGTAGATATTTTTGTATTTTTAACATTTCCAGTAAACTTAAATAATGCAATTGTTGTTGATCTAAAAATTTATGCAAACCAACAAATATGCTGTCAGCATATCTATGTTTATGATGATCCCAACTGCCTATCCCACCAGTAAAAATATAATCAGTGTTATATATTTTGCCTTTTGCCATCCAGTCGTAAAAACAACTAGAATCGTCGACTACTACGTCAAGTCTTGATAATTCAGACCAACTCACATAAATGAGGTCAAATTTTTCCCTGATTGTAGCTGCTATTACAGAGTCTGCAATAAATTTATTACCTGCTGCTGAATGACTTAGATTAGTAATTGAGCATCCGGGTATTTTTTGTGCAAGTATTGATTCTAATGCCGTGCAAAAACTGCACCCTGCTATCAAAATTTTCATTACAAACTAAATCCCTTGAATGTATTGTTATCTACGTCTTGTTTTGTACCACCAATCACATAACTACTAATTTCTGTTTCTTGTGGTGCCACCTGTACTTCGGCACCCGCAATCCATTTTTGTGTCCATGGTAATGGATTTGATCCTGGTTTCATACCGCAGTCTAATCCTACCGCAGTCATGCGCTTGCAAGTTAACCAATCTACGTAATGGCATAACAATTGTTCATTGAGGCCAATCATTGATCCATCCTTGAACAAATAGTGTGCCCAGGCTTTTTCTTGTGCCGCTGCTGCCAAAAACATTTCTGTACATTCGCTGCGAGTTTCTTCTCGTATGGAAGCATAATCAGGGTCATCCTGGGGTAGCAATTTGAGAAGGGTTTGCGTGGACCCTAAATGAACATTTTCATCTCGCGCAATAAGTTTAATAATTTTGGCATTGCCTTCCATCTTTTTCAATTCAGCAAAGGCCCATGAACAGGCAAATGATACATAGAATCTAATACCTTCTAGTGCATTGACACTGCTAAGACACAACCACAATTTCTTTTTTAATTCACGACGATCAACTGTGACAGTTTTTCCATTCACTGAATGACTGCCTACGCCTAACAAATTGTAATACTGTACGGAATCAATAAGATCATCGTAATACTTTGAAATGTCCTTGGCACAATCTACAATTTCTTTTATATCCGTGAGCTCATCAAATATAACGCTAGGGTCACTATAAACATTACGGATAATGTGAGTATAGCTACGGCTATGAATCGTTTCATTAAAGGCCCAGGTTTGAATCCAAGTTTCGAGCTCAGGAATAGTAGCGATGGGAAGAAAAGCAAGATTGGGACTACGACCTTGAACACTATCCAAAAGGATCTGTCGCTTAAGATTGCTTGTAAAAATATGTTGTTCATGTTCGGTCAGTTCTTTGAAATCCTTGGCATCACGTAATACATCTACTTCTTCTGGTCGCCAGAAGAATCCCAACTGCTTGTCTGTT